ATGGGAGTGAACTATCCATCGATGAAGTCCTCCGACTTGCTGCGCATCCTCGCGTACCTCGGATACATAGAGGACAGACGCGCCGGATCGCACAGGAGGCTCAAGGCGAACGGCAGGCCCGATTTAACGTTCGCCTTCCATGACGGGCAGACGGTTCCGCCGGGATTGGTGAGGAAAATCCTCGCTAAGGACGTCGGACTGTCGGAGGTTGAGATTCGGGAGATACTCAAATGAGCGCACAAGTGAAATCAGTGAAGATCGTATACCACCGTGACGAGGGCGCATGGTGGGCCGACTCCCCGGACATGCCGGGGTTCTCCGCCGTCGGGGACACCTTCGACGACACGAGGAAGCTTGCCCTCGAGGACATCCCCTTCTACTTCGATGGCAATAGGCCCGATATCGTGGACGAGCGCATGGAGAACGGGGCGAGCCTGATGCCGGGCAGCGTCATGTTCTTTCCTCGCCCGGCGGAATCCCGTATCGAAGTAAAGCGAAATGGTGACGGAATCGAATCCATCGTCAACGCGAACCGAACCCGAAGCCTGCAGGTGGCGTGACATGAGCGCGATATCTGAATCCGCGACCATCAACGTCATGCTCGCCGACTATGCCGCGATGGATTTGACCGGCGTGAAGGCGAACATCCTCGGGGTCGGCGGCAACATACTTCCCATCACGCCCGCCGGTCTCACCGTCCGGTTCTCCTTGGTCACCCAGATTCATGTGCCGGCGGACGCATGTCCGGCGGAGACTGCGTTGGAGATCGCCCTGAGAGACAGTTCGGGGCGGATATTTGAACTTCCCGGGCAGGTTCCACAGCCCGTCAGATACGCGGTTGTCCTCACGATATCGGCAAACCCCATCGCCGTCGGACTGGAGCAGACGAACTACATCGGCGCGATGAGCACGAACGTGGTCGATTTCAGCAACGGCATGCCCATTCCTCCTGGAGACTATGCCTGGCATGTCTCTCTGGACGGGGACGAAGATCATGCCGTCGACTTCCGGTTCTGCGTGCCCAAGCCGGTTACGACGCCGGTCATAGGCTGATGGAGGTTTCACGCGGATTAAATATCTCACTGCCCCGGTCTGCAAGTCGTGCTTGCGAACCGGGGCTTTCTCTTATGCCGTTCGAACAGGGACGGGGTACCTGCGTGCCCCGCCGTATCTGATGCACTGCTCGAGCAGCGTCTGGTAATCCTTGAGCACCTGCATTGTGACCCCGAGTTCGACCGCCATGCTGTAGGCTTCGCCGTCGTAGGTAGCTTCGGCGAGCCGGTATTCGACCGGGCTGATGAGCGTGAGCGCGGTTTCGCGCCGCGCCCGCAATTCGGCCCGCAGTCCGGCGATGCTGCCGCATCCGATGTCGTGATAGCGCGCGTGGATCAGCTCGTGTTGCAGAGTGCAGAGGCGTTGCCTCGCGTTGAGCTTGTCATGCAGGACGATGAGGCCAAGCGCGTCGCAATAGTAGCCGTTCATCCCACGGGGCAGACAGTCTTCCTCGACGCGCAGGCCCATGCCCCCGGCACGCGCGTACAACGTGTCAATGTCAGTCGTCTGGCATCTCGCTTTCCACGGCTTTGAACCCGGTGCCCTCGACGCGCCTCTCGTCCTTCCTCACGCGACGTTCGATCTTGCGGATGTCCTCCTGCGCGGGGAGATCCTCGGGGACGATGCCCTGTTCGACCAGCGCGTTACGCACGGAGCGGTTGTTGCCGACGTGCTCGTTGCCAATCTGCGAGGTTCCATGCAGATCCTTCTGCTCGATGTTGAGGTTGGTCATCTGCGTGGCGAGCTGCTTGGCCGTCACGTTGATGGGATGTAGTCTGTCGGCCAGCGGACGGTTTTTCGGCACGCCGAGCCTGTTCTTCATCGCCTGCGTGCTGCGTCCGAACAACGCCTGGTCGCCGTGGCTGCGGATGATGCCGAACCCGCGTTCGTCCACGCCGCGTTCGTAGCTGAGCTTGGACAGTTGCTTCTCCTCGACGGCCAGCGCCTCGCGTCCGGCGAGCCGGCTGATCTCGCCCATGCGCTGCTCGAGCAGTTCGGCGGTGCGGGTCTGCACGGCGAAGTAGCTTTGCAGCAGCGCGACCTCCTCCTTACGCGGGTCGCCGTTCTGCGCCACCAGATAACACGCGTACCGGGTCAGTTTCACGTCCCCGATGACGCGGGTTCCTCCGTTGACGGTTGCCGCGTTCCTGGTGGTGTCTCGGAAATGGGCTTCGACCTGCTGGCCGGAATTTGCGCATGCGTCCTTGGCGCGCTGCACCGCCTTCGCGAAATTCTCCCACTTGGAATATCCCATGTGTTCCATGATGTCGCGGGCGAGCCAGTATTCAACGCCATCTTCTTCGTGGGAAAGCGCGTTGAGCTCGTTCGCGTGACGTGCTATCTCGTTTTTGTCCATGTGTCTCCTCCTTGATGGTTGGGATGATTTCCTGACCTCAGGAAATCATCCCAACCATATGATTTCCTGACCTCAGCAAAATGGTCTAATCCCAGTGTTTCCAACGGTTCCCGCCGTCAGTCGTCCGGCGTCTCGCTTTCCACGTCACGATTCTCATCTATGTTGGCTGCCACGTCATAGTCTTCGGGGTGTGCGGCGATACGGTCGATGAGATCATCGGTGATCTGGGATTCGCGCTCGCGGGCTTCGTAGGCGCGGGCGGCTTTTAAGGTAGAGTCCCGACATTCATTGAGCTGTACATCGGGACTCGAACTATTTTCAAATGATGCTGTTATAGAAGGCGGCGCACCTCTTCGCGAATCTGCTCAGAATAGGCGTAGATACCATTAAGCGTATCGATAGGCATGCGCTCGCAGTTCTTGTTTTCGTCGAAAACACCGAGATATTTCTGCTTAGTGTTGAAATAAAGACGAACAATTGGCTTACGGTTGTTATCGTCGAGGAATATTGCGCAGTATTTCTTTGCATCTCTCATCGTTACACGTTCCGGATCCACATCGCTGCATGCGATGGCTTTGATGATTCGGTAACCGGCGATTTCCTCCTCGGTGGTGACGATTCCATCGTCGTCGTTGCTCGCGGCTTCGTCTTTGTCGTTTGTTTCCTCGTTTGCGGCTGGCTCGATTGTGTCGATCTTGACATCATCCGCGCCGAGTGCCGTCTTGAGTCGATCGTTGACCTGATCTGACAGATACTGCTTCAGCGCCTTCGCCACCAATGGCCTGAACTTCTCCATGACCGACGCATAGAACGCGCCTTCGTACACGTGCGAGGCGAGCAGCTTCACGAACTCGTCCGACGGCTCTTTGAACTCGTCGCCGACGGCCCTCTTGAGTGCACCCACGTATTTGAGCTCTTCGGCACTGCTGGCGATGGAATCAAGGTCGAACGCCGGCTTGGTCAGCTTCTGCAACGCCGGGATTATCGTCGGGTCGATATCCAATAGATCCAGCACCAGGAACGGCTTTGAGTCCATGCGGTTCGGCTCATCGATGTCCATGTAGAAATTCCATACCTGGCCGTTGGTCAGAACGCCGATGCGCGCGTTCGTCACCGCGAAATACCGGTACAGCTGGCTTGCGTTCTCCAAGCTGAGCGGTACGCCGATCTTCTTGCATTCGATAAGAATCTGCACTTGATCGTCGTGCACGAGCGCGTAATCGACCTTTTCGCCTTTTTTGACTCCAACGTCGGCGGTGAATTCTGGTACGACTTCGGTTGGGTTGAACACGTCATAACCGAGTACCTGACCGATGAACGGCATGATGAACGCGTTCTTCGTGGCTTCCTCTGTTTCGATGCCCTCTTTGAGGTCGCGTACCTTTGCGGCGACCTGGTTAAGGCTCTCTTCAAATTCCATTGTTGTTCTCCCTTCCTATCTGGTTTTAATGGAATCTTCGGTTTTGATTCGGTCGGCCCACTTATCGATGTCGATATTTTCGTGAGATGTCTCAAAATCGCTTATAACTTCTGGGTCTTTGCTGAGTTCATCAGCGTCGGTGATGATTTGCGATAGCGGCATCTTCAAAGCGTCCGCAATCCGATGCAGCTGCTCGTAATCGGCAACGGTGTTTAAATCAAATATTTTACGAAGCGTGCTGTATGGCACACCTGACTTCGCGGCCAACGCTGGGCCTTTGATCTCTCGCGTTGCCATTGCTCTCTTGATTGCTATCGATAGCGCCTTTGATTCGATAGTTGGGATTTTCTTTCCTGTTGCCATAAATGCAACTTTAGACCCAATTGGGATATAGATAACTCATATGGGACACGCCGAGGTTGACATGAGTCATATGCAATATAACATATCCCATATGGGAACAAATAAGCTCAATTCGCAATATCTGGGAAAAGCTATGAAGTCTGCGATTAAGCAAGCTGGATTCACGCAGGACGAGGCTGGAATCAAAGCTGGCATCCCTCGCAACAGTCTCAACCGCAAACTCAATGGCGGGACGTTCAACTTCGACGAACTTGTCCGTATCAGTCAAGTCACCGGACGCAAGCTCTCCGACATCATCAAAGACGCCGAAGCGCTCGCCGACGTATGAATCGAAAGGAGAATCCAATGAACAACCAAATCCAGCCCTTCGAATTCGAAGGCAACAAAGTCAGGGCGCTCGCCGATGGCGACGAGGTGATGTTCGTCGCATCTGACATCGCCAAGATTCTCGACTACCGCGACGCCACAGCGTTGACGAGGACTCTGGACGATGAGGAAAAGGGTACACGTCCCATCGGTACCCATGGCGGAATCCAAACAATGACGGTGATTTCCGAACCCGGACTGTACAAGGCGATTCTGCAACGCCAGACAGGACGAATGGAAGTTGAAGTCACAAGAGAATTTGTGAAGCGTTTCCAACGCTGGGTGACTCACGAGGTACTGCCGCAGATCCGCAGGACCGGCGGCTACATCCCGACGTCCGAGTCGGATTCTGATGAGGACATCATGGCCAGGGCCGTGCTCGTCGCGCAGAAGACCATCAAACAAAAGAACCAGCAGATCGCCGAACAGCAGACGCGCATCGTGGAACTGGAGCCGAAAGCGCGGTTCGCGGATGCCGTGGCCGCGTCCGACGACACGTGCCTGATCGGCGAGCTCGCGAAGATGCTCCTGCAGAACGGCATACCCGTCGGCCAGAATAGACTGTTCCGTCTTCTTCGGGCTGAAGGGTATCTCGGCAAGTCCGGTTCGAATCGCAACATACCGACACAGCGTGCGATGGAACTCGGCCTGTTCCGCATCAAGGAGACCACCGTCACCCATGCGGACGGGCACACCACGGTCAGCCGTACGCCGAAGGTCACGGGCAAGGGGCAGCGCTATTTCATCGACCGGTACCGGGGTCGTACGCAGCCGTCGTTGGAAGCGGGTGCGTGATGGACAAGAACATGCAAAGGGCAATGCTCTCCGCGTTCGATGATTTGAGGAACCGTCTCATCACCGCGACGCAGCCGAAGACAAGCGTCGACCTCATTGATTCGACCTTCGCCATGTCGTCGATCGGCGGCAGAGGCCTCGAGCAGTTGAGGGAGGCCGCCGCTGCCGCCGCCGTGCTTGGACAGATGGAAGCCGTCTGCCGTTTCCTTCTAGAGATCCTTTATCCTGCCGGAGTCGGTGAAGGCGTTGACGATCTGCTGGCTGCCGAATCCGATGAAATAGACAGCCTTCGCGAGTTCCCGAATCTCGGGATTCTGCGAGGTCTCCTTGATTCGCGCGGCGATGCTGGTTCCGCAGGCGATGTTTCCTCTCGCCTCTTCGAGTGCCTGTCGCTGTGTGAGCATGATTCTTCTCCTAACTGTTCGGCCCGCACGTCGGAAATGCGGGATGACACCGATTTTAGGAGAGGGCCGGGCGGTCCTCCTAACGCCGCCCGGCATCACACACGCAAAGGAGGCGCGTGATGGTCTTGCAGAACGAGCTCAAGGATGCGAGCCGTATCCCGTTGAAGGACAGGCTCGCATGGACCATCCCGCAGGCCGCGAGCCTGTACGGAATCGACTACGACGGCCTCCGACAGGCTGTCAACCAGGGCGACATAGACACGTTCCGCCCGCCAAGCAAACGAGGAACGCCTTCCCGCCGTCACATCAGACGCGAGGAAATGGACCGATACGTCAAATCGTTGGAGGAGTAAGCATGAACGACATTCGCAAGGCGTGCGTGAGGGCCGTGTTCGACGAATTCGACGACCATGGCGACGTTATCAGACCGGCTGTCGGCGAGGAATGGGACGGGGTCGACGCATACCGTCCGCTCGGCCACATCGTCGGCTACATCGACCTCGACGTGGCCGGCCTCGTGGACCTCATCATCGACACGATCAACAAGGAGCTGTGACATGACCGAGTCCAGCGATTTCAGGATCCGCAACAGGCAGATCGAGAAGGAATACCACCACAGGCGGCTCGTGCTGCTGTGCGCGTGCTCCCTGGTCGTGGGCGTCGGACTGGCGCTGGCGCTCACGTGGAGGCCGGAGTGGAGCGAATGGCTGAAACTGGCCGTGATCGTGCTGCTCCCATTGGCCGCCGGCGTCGCGGGAGGCATGCTCGCCGGCGACCTGTAGGGGCTTCCGACAAGGCGGCGACGGGGCAGGTCGCCGACACCGAAATCAAGCATGGCCATGCGCGGGGATTCCTTCTTCTGCCTGACTCACACCCCGCGTATGGCCGCCCGCCGTGAATGGTCCAGCCGTCCGCGTTCAGGTCGCGGAACGGCAGTCTGGTTCGAATCCGGGCCACGGCACGAAAACGCAACAGAATCCGAAAGGAAGTGGATCGATGGCCAATTACAGCTATGAGACGCTGCAGCGGATGAGCTCCTACCCATGGGAGGGGCTCAAGCCCGGCCAGCGCAAGTCCGTACGCAGCTGGAACAGGAAGGAGGGCGTGTCCGAACCGGACATGCTCGAGGCGGAACGCCTGCTGGAGACGAATCCGAACATGAGCATGGACGAGGCGTTGGGAAAGGTCACGAGCCCGGCATACAAGGCCGCCAGCGCGGACACGAAGGAACGCATCGCCGAACTCCGCAAGGCAGCGACGCCGGAATCTGAACCCGCCAAGCCGGCCAAGCAGGCCAAGCCGGAAACGAAGCCGAAGCGGGACGTGGCGGAACTGGTCGGCGAGGCGTTGAACCCGAAGCCCGCGGACGGTGTGACGGGGCCGGATTGGCAGTGGCTCGACCAACTGCCGGTCGACCATGCGCCCGTGTCCTCGCAGGGCGTCTACATTGCGCTGGCTACGGCGATGCGCGTCAATCCCGGCATGTGGACGAGGATGCGCGCATACGTGCGCTCCGACCGGAAGCGTGGCCGTCAGGCGGCGCGTGCGTTGGCGAACCGCGTGAACTCCGGAGATATCCCGTCGATGCGTCCGAAGGGCTCCTTCGAGGGCGCGTACCGCACCTTGGAGGATGGCTCCTCGGTCTGCTTCGCACGCTACGTGGGAGAGGAGTGACATGGCAGGCGAGACCGTCATCATCACGATCGTCGGCAATCTGACCGCCGATCCGGAGATCCGCACGACTTCCACGGGCGCGCAGGTCGCGTCGTTCACGATCGCCAGCACGCCGAGGGTGTTCGACCGCCAGTCGAACCAGTACGTGGACGGGCAGGCCCTGTTCATGCGCTGCAGCGCGTGGCGCGATCTGGCCGAGCATTGCGCCCGCTCCCTCGCGAAGGGCATGCGCGTGATCGCCCAGGGAAGGCTCACGCAACGCTCCTACGAGGCCAAGGACGGCACGAACCGCACGGTCGTGGAACTGCAGGTGGATGAGATCGGCCCTTCCTTGCGGTATGCGACGGCGCAGGTGTCCAAGGCGCAGCGGGGCACGGCGGGCGCGTACGGCAATCCACACGCCGCGCCGCCGTCGACGGACGCGCGGGCGCAGGCTTCCGCATACCAGGGCGGCGCTTCCGTGCCGCAGGCTCCGGCGGACGATCCGTGGGGGCAGCCGCGGGATTCCGGCTCGTTTGGCTCGTTCGGCGCTCAGGAACCAGAGGAACCGAGCTTCTGATGCTGACTGGGAGGCAATTCGAAATCCTGCGGTGGATGTCCGACGGGAAAGATCATGTTCCCGCCGACCTGCGCGAGATGAACGTGTGCAGGAGGCTTGAATCCCGCGGACTCCTGGAGGAAGGCGCACCCAGGCGGGACTGGCGGCGTGCCTACGTGATCACCAAGGCCGGCAAGGAGGCCGTAAGAAGACATTCAGGGAAAGGAAAGGAATCATGAGCATCCAAGCGTTGACATGGGTTATCTACGGTGTAGCGCCGGACATCAAGCACGCGGATTTCCGCACGCTTCTTGTGCTGGCCGACCATGCCGACCCTCAAGGCATGGGAGCGTATCCGAGCAGGAGCACGATCAGTCGGTTGACCGGATACAGCATGCGTACGGTCTCCTACGCGTTGAAGAGTCTCGAATCCTCCGGACTGATCAGCAGGGGAGACCAGCGCATCGTGTCCGGCCTCGGCGGATACAAGCCGACCGTCTGGAACCTCAACATGAGCAGGGGTGCAAAAACTGCACCTCTCAAAAACGCCGAAACACCAGTGCAACACGACTGCACACCAGCAGTGCAAACAGACTGCACACCAGCAGTGCAAGCAGGGGTGCAAAAAACACGGACAGGTGTGCAAACAGGGGTGCAACATGATTGCACAAGAACCATATCTAAGGAAGAACCGTATATAGAACCTAGAGAGAGTAACGCGCGCGCGAGAAAACAAATCCCAATACCAGCCGACTGGAAACCCACCGAAGAACACCAGGCGCTCGCCGACAGGCTCGGCATCGACTGCGACGTCGAAGCGGGGAAGTTCAAGGACAGGGCACTCGACACCGGCGCCCGCTCGGCAGACTGGAACGCGAAATTTCGCAACTGGCTCGTCAAAGGCAAGGAACGTGGATTCGCCACCCCAAAGGATTCCGGCGCTCGCCGGTATACGTGGGGCAGCGAAGAGGTGAAACGGGTTCTCGGCCCGCTCTCCTGCGAGGGCACGGACACGTACATGGAGCTCGCGTGCAAGGTCGCGGACCTGCTCAACCAGGGATTGGACCCGGACATGCTGCGCCGTCAGCTCGCGAACGTGCCCGACGACGCGTGGATCGAACAATTGTTCGGACAGGAGGCGGCGGCATGAACGCCATGACCATCGCACACATGGCCGGCATCCTCACCTCGGCCATCCAAGCCGCCGACCGATTGGAACTCGACGCGCTCAAAGGCCCGGCGCTCGCCGATATGGATCTTGACCGCATCCGCGATATCAAACGCGACTGCTCGACCTGCATCAACCTGCTCGACCAGCTCGGAAGGGAGCGACGATGAGCGACCGGCAATTCCAGGGATCGAAACGCATCGCCTTGCAACGTCAGGGTTGGCATTGCATGCGTTGCGGACGCAACCTGCACGACCCGAGTGTCTGGCCGGGCAGGAGCGGCCATCACCGGCAGTTGCGCCGTCGGGCCGACCCGACCGTGCGTGACCTGCCGTGCAACATCGTGGAACTGTGCGGTTCCGGCACGACCGGCTGTCATGGTTGGGCGCACGCGCATCTGGCCGAGGCGGAACGGTTCGGCTACATCATCCCGAGTTGGCGTGCTCCGCTCAGCGTGCCGATACGCGACTGGAACGGCGACTGGTGGTGGCTGCTGGATGACGGCACGGCGCAACGGCTCACGCAAATCGAAATCATCGAATGGCAAAGCACTTGGAAGGAAGAATCATGAGGAAACAGGACAAAGACCGGAATGGGAAGCCGGAGGCGCTGCTCTGGCTCGACTTCGAAACGACCGGCACGGACAGGAATGACAGCCTGCCTTTGGAGGTCGGCATGGAATGTACCGACGTGCTGGGCGAACATTCGTATGGATCCCTGCACCGCATCATCAGACCGTACGATCTCGACCTGTTGGACATGAGCCCGATAGCGTTCTCCATGCACACGGACAATGGTCTCCTGTTCGAACTGCTGAACGGTTCCGACAGGAACGACTGCGTGGAAGCGGTCGCGAACGCCGTGGAGGAGTATCTCGACTCCCTCTCGCAACGCTTCACGCTGGTTCCGGCCGGAACGAACGTGGACTTCGACATCGACTTCCTGAAACGTCTCGACATGGCCCCGGACAGGTGGCTGTCCTACCGCAAGTTCGACCTGACCACGCTCCGCCGGTATTTGAGGTTCATCGACTGTCCCGAGGATCCGTACGAGGGGCATCGTGGCCCGCACAGGGTGCGCGACTGCATCCGACGCGACATCAACGACTACAAGTGGTACCGCAAGCTCCTGAAGGGAGCATGGTGATGACAGCGGTCTCCATGATGCTCCTGTGCGCGGCCGTCCTGGTCGCTTGGATCGGAGGCCGGCCATGACGGTCCAGACGCATATGGCGTGGCAGTACCGGAATCCCGCCGACCTGATCGGCCGTCGATGCATCGCGCTCACCGGTATGGATGTCACGTTGGACGGCCCATTGGATCTGATCCGGTTGAGTCCGGTCCACGCGGTCCTGAAATACCGGGGCATCGGCCTGCACGTCATCGACTGCGACCTACGCCACCACACGAACAAAACCTCGGACGGCATCCGCGCCGTCGTCATCACGGAAGGCAAACCATGAAAAACACCACATCGCATGCCAGGAAATGGCATAGGACCAGTCCATGCCCATACTGCGGCACGAGGAAACCCGGCATCGAACCCTACGCCCGGATCATCGGAACCACGGCGCATTACGTATGGATAGCCAAATGCCGCGGATGTCCGAACGCCGTCTGGATCACCACCCCGGACGACAGCATCAAAACCGCGATCCGCGGATGGAACAGATACGCCAACGGCGAATGGCGCAAACACTAGGAGGAAACAAAATGAGAAAAACAACACGCATCACACTCGCCATCACCGTCATATGCATGGCGCTCGCAGGATGCGGAAGCGCGTCGGGGCCTTCCACGCCGGCGCATGCGGTCATGTCCATCGAATCGCAGTGCTCCGCCTGGGACGACGAATTCCGTGAATGCGTCGTCACCCTGACCGACACGAGGAAAGTGGACTGCGTCGTCTACTCGGGCTACAAGCAGGGCGGCCTGTCATGCGACTGGTACCACGTGAGCGGCGTGGGCAAGGAGCTGGCAAGATGAGCTACAACGTCGTCACCCAGGAAGGCGTCAGAACGTTCGAGAACATCGACGATGCTGGCGACTACGCGCAGGCCATGTCCCTGAGGACTGGCGAGCCGGTCAAGGTGTTCAATGCCGAGACCGGACTCGTCGCATTCACCGTCCGCCCAACCACGAAGGACACGAAATGAGCAATCGAAGTTATTTGGTGCCAAGGACGCCAGCGTTCGACCATGAGCATCCCAGACCGAAGGAGGAAGGCGAGGTGCTGTACTGCGGAAATTGCCAAAAATGGTACGTATCATGGTTTCCCCTCACCGAAGTCAAAACCATATGGGGCCGCCGCCCCGAATGGTGGATACGCATCTTCCACCGCAAACCATACGAGACGATCATCCAGCAAATACGAAGGGAAACGAAATGAAAGTGAAGAAAACCCTCATGGACATGATCATCAAATGGCATCAGGCCGGATACAGCCTCGATGAGATCTCGCCACTGGTTCCTCAAGTCCCCAAAGAGGAAATCAAAGCGATAATCCAACAACACCACGAATAACAAAAACCCGACCTTCCGGCCGGGCTCCTGACACCACCAGAAGACTACCACGCCGGAGGGAATCGAACAAATGAACGAACAAACCAACGAATCCCAACCAACACCAAACCAGACACAACCAGCACAAACCAACCAAAACAAGCCAGCGCTCGCCGGCGTGTGCCTCGTCTGCGGCGGAGAATGCGCTGTCGGCGACACCATGTGCGCGCAATGCGACGGGCTGATGCGCGACTGGCTGCGGGAATATCCATCATGGTTGGATTCGCTGCATGAGTTCCTGGACTCGACCGCGCACTACGGAGGCCGCCAGTCTGGACGCGTCAACCTTCCAGCCGCGCCGACGCCAATCCGATTGCCGGTGCTCGACCACATGCAGTCCATCGAGGATGCCGCGATCGCACTCTGGCGCCGGTTGTACGCTCCGCCCGCCATGCCGTGGGCGACCTATGGCGTGCATCCGCCGCTGGTGGACATGCTGCGTGTCTGCGCCGGCAGTCCTCGACTGCGCCGCATGCCTGACATCGCCGACTTCTACCATGAGTGGGAGTCGATGGTTCGAAAGACGCTGGACATCATCGACGTGCCGCCTGCGAAACATGGCATCGGAAGATGCCCGAACCCGCTGTGCGGAGTCGAATTGACAGCGTCGGTCGGCGCGGTAAGCGTTGCATGCCCCGTGTGCGGCAGCACTTACCTTGTGGCGGATGTGCGGTTGGGGTTCCTGAGGGAATGCGTTCGGTCGGGACGCGCGTTCACGGCGGGGGAGTGCGCGGAACTGCTGCGCGAATGCGGATTCCAGTGCAACGCGAACACGATTCGCTCATGGCGCAAGCGCGGCAGGCTCCAACCGGTTGGTGAAAACGTGAAGGGGCAGCCGTTGTACAGGCTTTCCGACGTGCATGGACAGGTCGTGCGACGCGACTCGATTTGACAAAATCGAAAGTGCAACGCAAAATTGTCAGTGGATTAGAGGGTTCAAACCGAGGTGAATTGGTTTGGACCCTTTTCATATCCGCCATGGATTCTCCTAACTCCTTGGGCTACGTAACACCGTCCTGTCCGAACGGCATATCGGACACGCCCCGCCCACTCACGTCAGAGTGGGCATACACTAACAGCGGCAGGCAGGCCAATCCCGCGCTTATGTGATGCGGTGATGCTCAAACCGCCTGTCCATGCCTTCGTAGGAATCAGTGGCAGATCGCACCGGTCGCAGATCTTCGGATCCTCTTCCTTGCGGCCGCGTGTATGCGCGGGTTCGACTCCCGCCGAAGGCGCTCCATGAATAACCTCGGGAGGGGATATTCGCAGATGACGGGATCCCTGGTCGACATGTGGTTGGCCATGCTAGGACTTCATACGAAGGAATGACCATGGGCAAGCGACGCAACGAGCGGGTCAGCAACGGATACCGGCGGCGCATGCTCAGGCAAAGAGTGTTGGCCGCATACGATGTGTGCGCCATCTGCGGTAAGCCGGTCGACAAGACATTGAAGACACCACATCCGATGAGCGCCGAAGTAGACGAACTCATACCAGTCTCACGCGGCGGTGATCCATACAGCTTCACTAACTGCAGGCTCACGCACCGCATCTGCAACAGGTTCAAGAGCGACAAGACAGACGAACATGCACGAGCGCTGCTGGCCGGCAAGCAGACCATCAAATCAAGCTCGCTGCCATTCAGAACGTTCGGCATCTGACCCGATACCAGGGCAGGGTACCCTGCCATACACCCTTGGGGTAGCCTCGGGTGCAGTGCCGATATTTCCCCCGGAATTCAAACGTCGGAAACAGGGGAAACGACGAAAGGTCGGAAAGCGGAGGTGGACGCCATGAAGTGCGAACTCTGCGGCAAGGAATTCCGGCCTTCCGGCCACGGGCGGCCGCAACGGTACTGCTCCAAATCCTGCCGTCAGAAAGCCGATTATCGTCGGAAAAAGAACAGGCCCGCACAGGACTGGAACAGTAAGCCACCCGTCAAAGTCGTGGAAACGAAACAGAAGCCGGAGCAGGACCTCGACCAGCGGAGTTTCGAGAGAATGATGGACGGCAGCATGCTGGACATGCTGCGCGCCAACCGCGACCGACTGCAGAAGGCTATGGACGACACGTCCACACCGGCAAACGCACTACCCGCGATCAGCCGCCAGCTCATCGATGTATGCGAACGCATCGAATCACTCCAAGGCGGAGGTCTGACCGACCTGCTGGACGATGAGGAAGACGAGGTGACGGACGATGTCGGAGCGTCGATTGTCTGAAATCGCCAAGGTCCTCCGCCAGCCGGAAGGCATCGTCGGCAGCGAGTTCACGCGAATCAACAAAGCCGCGCGCAAGGCCGGCATCCGTTTCGACTTGTGGCAGCAGGGTTTCTTGTGGCTTCTGTTCGCCAAGAACACGGAAGGCAAGTACGCGTGTGGCGCGGACGGCGCCGTGCTGTCCAGCTGCAGGCAGATCGGCAAGACCTTCACCGTCGGCACCGCGTTGTTCCTCAAGGCGATACTCACGCCGAACCTGAAGGCCATCTGGACCGCCCACCACACGCGCACCAGCGACGAGACGTTCGCGGACATGTGCGAGATGGAACACAACCCGATGCTCGGCAGGTACGTGGAACGCATCCGCAGGGCGAACGGCCAGCAGGAGATCACGTTCACGTCCGGCAGCCGCATCATGTTCGGCGCCCGAGAGAACGGTTTCGGCCGAGGCCTGCACAGCGTGGACGTGGCCGTTTTCGACGAGGCGCAGATCCTCACCGTGCGCGCGATGGACAACATGATCCCCGTCCTGAACACGAGCCCGAACCCGTTGGTCGTGTACATGGGCAATCCACCCAAGCCAGGAGACCAGTGCGAGGCGTTCACGGAGAAGCGCATGCACGCGCTGAACCATGACGGGAACCTCCTCTACGTGGAGCTTGCCGCCGACAAGGACGCGGATCCGGACGACCGCGAACAGTGGGCTAAAGCGAATCCCAGCTATCCGAGACGTACCAGTGAACAGGCAATCATACGCATGCGCAACAACCTGTCCGACGATTCGTTCCGCCGTGAGGCGCTCGGCATCTGGGATGAGACTGTCACCGCATACGCCATCGACCCCGACCAGTGGAAGGCCGCGGCCGTCGATGACGTGCCCGAAGGCGGCACGGTGAGCTTCGGCCTCGACATGCCGCCCGACAGGAGCGTGCTGACCATCGGCGCCGCATTGCGGTACAAGGACGGAACGGCCGTCATCCAGATGGCGAACATCAAGGACGCGCGGCAGGCGGGAACCATGTGGGCCGTGGACTGGCTCGCCGAACGCTGGCGCAAGACCGCAAGTGTGGTCATCGACGCGCAGTCGCCGGCCATGAGCCTGCTGCCCGACCTGAAGGCCGCACACGTGAAGGTCACCGTGACGAATATGCAGGAGATGGGCCGCGCATGCGGCCGATTCCTCGACATGCTCAAGGCCGGAACGCTCAAGCACCCGCCGGACGAATACCAGCCGCAATTGGCCACCGCCGTCAAAGGCGCTACCACGCGTCCATTGGGGCAGTCCGGCGCAATCGCATGGAACAAGCTCGGCTCGGATATCGACATAACCCCGCTCGTATCCACCACATTGGCGCTCTACGGGGCGTTCACCACGAAACGGCACCCCGGAAGACGACAGGAGGTGATGGTCTGATGGTCTTCTACATGGCCGACGGCACCACGGTAAGCACGGCACCGAAATTCACCGGCAGCAGCTACCTAGACACCGCCAGCGGGAACGTCGGCACCATTCTTGGCGTCGACGACGAGGACATGCCCATCATCCACGAACTGCTGCACGTCTGGCGCGAGAAATACCCGCGCAACCTAATCCGCGGAGCCTACTACGACTGCAAGGAACGATTCAAGGACTTCGGCATCTCCATCCCCGACCAGATCAAGAACAAGGTCGAGGCAATGATCGGATGGCCCGAACTCGCCGTCCGATCATTGAGCGACCTGAGCGACCTGGAAGGATTCAGCATCTCCGGCGACGACACGATGGGCATCAACGACCTGTTCGAGGACAACCAGCTGGACGTCACCACGTCCGAACTGATCGTATCCTCATACAAGCACTCATGCAGCTTCCTGACCATCGCCGCAGACCCGGAGGATCCGGACCGCATCAGCATGATCCCCCGTTCCGCCGACTGGTCCGCGGGAATCTGGGACAGGCGCAACCACCGCCTGGCCGCCGCGCTGACCATCACCGAAGACGACAAGGACGGACGGATCTGCTCATTCAACGTATGGCTCCCCGGCAAGGTCTACGAATGCTCAGGGCGCCCACTGCCATGGCGCGCGGAGAAAATCGAAACGAACTTCGACCAGCCGACGGTCGTCGCGCTCGCCTACGACAGGCAGATGGACCGCCCGTTCGGCCACAGCCGCATCAGCCGTTCGCTCATGAGCCTCGTGGACGCCGGATTCCGCACCATGGTCCGCATGGAGGCATCGGCCGAATTCTACTCCGTTCCCAAACTCTGGTTCATCGGCGCGAACAAGGACGCGTTCAGCAGCAACACGTGGAAGAGCCTCATCCAGGCGATCAACGCCATCAGCGCCGACGAGGACGGCAACCTGCCCCAACTACAGCAGGTGCAGCAGGCGTCCATGGCACCCCATTCGGACATGCTCAAGACCATGGCCATGCTCGTCGCCTCGCAGACCCGCGTGCCGGTCGACTACCTGGGCATCACACTGGACAATCCGACCAGTGCCGAGGCGATGGCATCAGCGGAACGACGCCTGACCCGCATCGCCGACAAGCAGAACGTGGCCTTCGGACGCGAACTCAAACGCGCCATGGGCATCGCCGTGGCACTGCGCGAAGGCACGAACTCGATACCCGACTCCATGCGCGACGTACACCCGGTATGGGCCCCCACGAAGGAGATCTCCGACGCGGCGCGCGCCGACGCGTTCACGAAGATCGCCGACAAGGTCACCGGCTACGCCGACTCCGACGTCGGACTCGAACGACTCGGCCTGAGCCGTGAGGAAATCACCCGCTTACGCGCCGACCAGCAACGCCAGCGCGCTAAGGAACAGATCGATCAGCTAAAGGCTCGCCTGGCATCGGCCGGCGGCGAGGAGGTTCAGGATGGAACTCAACAGCCTGAACATACCGGAGACGAACAGGAGAGATCTTCAACGGCTGCTTGACCAAGCCTATGCGGGATACGTCGCCGACCTTGATGCATTGGCAGACGAAGCGGCTGACGCTATCGAGGCGCAGTACCGCTCCAACCCGTTGTTCATGCGCGATGTGGTCGAGGACTACTCGAGACAGTCCGCGCAGCTGGCTGACGATTATTTCAGCCAGCTACGCGCTATATGGGCCGAGCAGTCAGGAGTGGATCTGCCGGAGTTCGAACACCCGGATTTGCTTGATCCAAGCGAAGTCCTCTACCGCATGAACGGCGGTTTCTCAGGAACTGACTGGAATGGTCTCAACTACTCCGACCTCGTCGCCGGACGCAGCAATGCCGGATTGAGCGTGGACAGTCTGTGGCCGGAGTTGAAGACCATCGATGACTGGCAGCAGCTCATTGGTGACATGGTCAGCACATCCGCCAGGCTTATGACCATGCGTGACATGCATGCCGACCCCACAAAACCAAAATGGGCGCGCGTGCCACGAGGCAGCGATCCATGCGCGTTCTGCGTCATGCTCGCCACCCGTGGCTTCGAATACCTCAGTGAAGAGACGGCCGACTTCGGCCCCACCTTCCACAATGGCCACTGTCACTGTGATGTCATCAGCAGCTGGGGAAGGCAGAAGCTCAAAGGCTTCGACCCCGACGGCATGAGTGAACGCTGGGAACAATGCAAGACGGCCATCGAGCATCGTCTTACCCACGACGAATACCTGAGAACCCGCAGTTCGCCGGACCAGAAGTTCGGCAACTGGAAACGCAACCAGATACTCGCCGAGATGCGCTGGCGCGACCGAGAATGGCTCCACAGCGGCGCAGAGCCACTGATCAGCTTCCCAAGTGATGGGATGCGTGAGGAAACCGAGAAGGCAAGACCGCAGGAGATACGAACGGCCCAGAGACTGCGCAGACATGGAATCGTCCCGGCCTTTCAGATCGACCATCGTGAAGCGAAGGATCCAGACACTGGGCGTATGCTCCTGATCGGCTTGTCTGATTTGGAAGGCGGCATCGAGCTCAAGACGCCTCAATCAGCAGACAAATTCCGCACTATCGACGGATATATGGGCAGCGCGTCAAAAAAGCCGGATTGCAGACGGCTGATCATCGACAATTCCGAAAACGACAACATGAGCGATGAGGAACTCATCGGAAACATCATGAAAAGTCATCGTTTCAAGAATGGGATCGTATACATCCTGAACAAAAAAGGACAGTTGCTGAGAATCAAGTAAGCGCCGCTGAAACTACCAAAAAGGGCGGTAACAAGGGCGCTTACATATCCATTCTATCACCTTTTGGTGGATTGCCGGAGCAGACGAACGGACCCGACTGTAAATCGGGCGCATTTTGCCACGCGGGTGCGAATCCCGCATCCACCACTCAACCGGCCCTCCGGCCGGCGGCGACCATGCGCCGCATCGCGTGGGAGGACCATACAGCGCACCGTGGCGCGGTCGAACTCGAATCCACGGGAAACAGCAAGAAGGAGCACGACATGTTCAACAGATTCCGATTCCCGGCCCGTATCCGTCTCATCGACGGCGGTTCCGGCGAAGGCGGTTCCGGTGAAGGCAACGAGCCCGAACCGAAATCGTTCACCCAGGAGCAGGTCGACCAGATCGTGGAGAAAAGGTTGGCCAAGGAGCGCGGCAAGTACAAGGACTACGACGAGCTCAAATCCAAGGCCATGAGACTCGACGAGATGGAGAACGCGGGCAAGAGCGAGCTCGACAAGCTCAAGGAATCGAACGCCGCCCTGCGCAAGCAGATCGACGATGCCGCTGCCGAGAAGCAGCACGCCGAATGGGTGTCCGAAGTCGCCAAAGACAAGGGCGTCCCGGCCGAACTGCTCCGCGGAAGCACCAAGGAGGAACTCGAAGCGCACGCGGACCTCCTGCAAGCGGCACTGCATCCGGCATCCAAGCCGCCGCAGGTGAGGAACCAGACAGGCTCTCCTTCGCACCAGAACAACAAGGACGCCGAAGAGCTCTCGTACATCCATCAGCTCTTAGGTAGATAACCCAACCGACTGAAAGGACAAGCCATCATGGCGATGAAAACAGACCAGATCAAGCTCCCCGTGAGCGTGGCCACCGAAATCGTGAACAAGGCCAAGGACACCAGCACCATCGCGTCCCTGAGCCCCAGCACGCCGCAGATCTTCTCCGACGCCGACTACCTCGTGTTCAACGGCAAGAGCGAAGCCGAGGTCGTGGCCGAAGGCGCGGTCAAGGGCAGCTACGAGCAGACCGTGGATTCCGTCGTGGCGAAGCGCTTCAAGGTGCAGACCACCACCCGCGTCACCAGCGAACTCCAGTGGGCGGACGAGGACAACCAGCTGCAGATCATCCGCAGCATCCAAGCGGATCAGGCAGCCGCTTTGGGTCGTGCGCTCGACTACGTGATCTACCATGCGATCAACCCGAAGGCTGGCACCGCGCTTTCCGGATTCAACCCGTTGAGCACGTCCGCCGTGCAGGTGACCGCCGGCGATGACGACATCAGCAACGTGGATGCCTTGGCCGACGCGCTGAACGACTCCTACGACATCAACGGCGTGGCATTGTCCAAGACGTGGGCGTCCCGTCTGCGCAAGCTGCGCGTGCCCTCCACCGGCATGCGCTTCTACCCGGAGATCCCGCTGAACCTGCAGGCCGGCAGCTTGGACGGCATCACCGCCGCGACCTCCGGCACCGTCAACGGACGACTGGCTAAGACCCCGACGAAGGTGCTCGCGTTCATGGGAGACTTCAGCCTCATCAAGTGGGGCATGGTCCGCGACCTGACCAGCGAGATTATCGCCTACGGCGACCCGGACCAGACCGGCGTGGACCTGAAGGCGCACAACCAGATCGCATACCGTACCGAGGCGATGTACGCGTTCGCCGTCATCGACCCGAACGCGTTCGCCGTGCTCAAGACCAAGTGAGGTGAACGATGAGTTTTCCCATCCAGACGCTTGTTGTCAATCCTGTAGGAGAGGAAAAGCACACTGTCGGCCCGTTGGACGCGCAGGTGCGGCTTGTCAACACTGACGGCACCGCCTTCTCCGCCGGTTCCGGTGCCTACGAACTGCCGGAGGCCGGCAAGGACACCCTCGGCGGCATCAAGCAGTTCGCGCCCGAACAGACGATTGGCAACGTTGACGGCAACATCGTCAAGGCAGCCGCAGCTGCTCCGACCAAGGATGAATTCGACAAGCTCGTCACGGCTTTCAATACTTTGGCGAAACAGTTCGATGACACTATCACCGGCCTCGCGGCCTCCGGGGTGATCAAGCTGCCGGACAAGAAGTGACCATGACGGACGAACCGGACATGTTCGCCACCTCCGACGATCTCGAACGGAGGTGGCACAAGCTCACCGACGAGGAACGTGAGAAGGCCGACACGCATCTCGCGGACGTGACCGACTACATCAAGGAACGCTCGCCCATCTGGCGGCGGCTCCTCGACGAACGGCCGCGACTGTTGACGAAGATCACCTGCGACATCGTCCGCAGAATCATGCAGGCCGACCCGTACGACATTCCCGGCGGCATCACGCAGATGAACCAGACCACCGGCAGCTTCAGCGAACAATACAGTTTCGGAGCGCCCACCGGCGATCTCTGGCTGCGCGACGACGAGAAACGCATCCTTGGCATCAACGCTCAGCGCGCGTTCAGCGTCGACATGGCAACGGGGGAGACGTCCTAGTGGAAACCATCGAAGTGTGGCGCGGCCAGTCCACCACCGACACGGACGGCAACCCCATCCAGGGCAAACCCGCCCGCGTCGGCACGTTCCAGGCGATGGTCGCGCCAACCTCCACCACCGACCAGACCGAGGAGAACGCCAGCCCGCAGACCACCGAATACACGATCCACATCCGCGGAAACCAACCGACCGGCATCCAGGCCACCGACCTGATCAAAGTCAGGGGCCGGCTGCTGCCCGTCAAGGGCAAGCCGCAGGTGTGGGACAACCTCCACGGACGGCACGTCGGCGACGTGCTCACCGTGGGCGAGCGGGAAGGATAAGCATGGCCAAACGATGCAGATTCGTATTCAACCGCAAGGCGTTCAGCCAACAGGTGCTGAAGAACGAGACCCTGCGGGACCGCATGCGCGACGCCGCCAACGAGGCCGTCACCGACAGCCGTTGCATGGTGCGCGACCATGACGGCAAGAACCGCAGTGGCGTGGCGATCATCTGCCCGGCACCGGTGGAGAAGGCGCACGGCACGTTGGAGGACACGCTCGGAAGGATGCGCGTATGAGCATCCCGGTCACTCCCCGGCGCACGGAACCCCTGCTCCTGTCCAAACTGAGGACACTGTTCCCGGACGTGACGTTCGACACCATCGAACGAAGCGACCTCGAACCTCCCTTCACCGAAGCCACTCTGGCCGACTCCATGCAAGGCATGAGCACCCCAATCTCGCAGTACGTGCGGCTGCGGTTGAGCGTGCGATGCATGAGAGAGGACCATACGGGCGACTGGGGCAAGGCCGCACGCCTGTGGGCCGACATCGCGAGGGAGATCATCGGGCTCGGAAACGTCGCGCCGCTCATCGACGCGTCACTCGAATCCGGGCCGGTACGCATGACTGACGAGGACAAGAGGCTGGTGTGCGCGTACGGAGTGCTCCTGCTCGAGGTCACCGTCAACTGAAACACAACCAAAGACAACGTGCCGCCACACGCGAAGAACGGAAAGGTGCAGACGAATGTCTGACAACAACGAAAAAACCACCGTCGCCGCGCAGGGCGCGACCGACTACGGGTACGTGTCCAGCGGCAACACCGCAGGCAACGTGCGCCTGATCAAGAACTACGCGCTGTTCCTGTTCCCCAAGGGCGACAGCACGTTCGTGGCTCCGACCGGAGTGGCCTGGACCCCGCCGGCAAGCAAGAAGCCGATCGGCTACTCCACGGAGGACGGCGCCGTACTGCATCCGGAACCGGGCGACAGCACCGACTACAAGGCCCACAACGGCGACATCGTGCTGTCCGACACGGATCCGGGCTACTGGACCCTGCAGCTCGCCGCCATGGAGGGCCGCAAGGATGTGGTGTCGGCCTACTTCGACGTGGACGTCGATTCGGACGGCGGCATCAGCATCAAGGGCGCCGGATTGAAGAAGGAGTGGATCCTCGTGCTGGTCGCGCTCGACCAGCAGGACCGTCCGTTCCTCCTGTACGGCACCAACGCGAAGGTGAGCGACCGTGACGACGTGAGCCTGAAATCCAGCGAGATCATGAACTTCAGCATGACGTTCAAGATGCTCAAGGGCACCAACGGCGAACAGTTCCACGCGTGGGGCCTCGTCACCGAAGACGCCAAGTAGCCCATTGATTCTTCCCGTGCGGCCGATGGCGGTCGACCGCACGGGACCTTACCCATAACCGCCGATAACCATGAAACGGAGACGAAATGAGCGACAACACCTACCATGTCGTGGACGTGGACCTGACCGACGCGGAGGAGCTCAAGCCCGACGTGCACCTCGAGGTCGCCGGAGCGAAACTCGACCTGCCGAACCTCAACAACGCGGAACTGCCCATCGAACTCGTGCAGGCCATCCTCCTGGTCAAGAGCAGGCCGACGCTCTCCGACGAGGAGACCAGCGCGTGCATGGCCGCGTTCCTCGCGTACTTCCAGGCGATGAAGCCGAACTTCTGGAACGTGCTGCGCAAGACGGAACGTCCGATTGCCTACCTCACCGCCACGGTGAAGGCGTGGGCCGACGAATCCGGACTGGACCCAAAAGCGTTTACCTCGCCCACCTCTGGAACAACAATCGTGCGGCGTTAGCCTACGACTGGATCCGAGCGTACGGGCAGGTCTACAGGCCCGTACGCTTCCAGGAATGGTTCGCGGGAGCCCGCCCGCGAACCGACTGGGGACTCGCATGGGCATTGACCCGCGAGATTCTCAAAGACCATACGAGCCACTCGTGGATGGCGTTGCAGAACGCCGTCTACGTGCCCGATGGAGCCGAACAGGCCGCATGGCTGACCGCTCCTGAGCAAAAGAAACGACCATGGTTCGACCACGGGCACGATCCCCTCCGCCAGCCGACACCGACGCACAGCCTCACCCGTCGGCAGCGCGAGGACAGGGAACGGCTCAAAGCCTACTTCCACATCAACGACGATTTCTGATCCCGACCGCCATCGGAATCCCGACACACAGTAAGGAGCACGATGGCAGCACAGGACATCGGCGTCGTATACGTCCACGTTGAACCATCCGGCAAGGGATTCGGCAAAAGCATCGAAGGCGACATCGGCGACGCCGTCAGCAAAGCCTCTAGGAAAGGCTCCAACACCCTCATCTCGAAGATCGGCGGCGCGTTCGGCAAGATCGGCAAGGTCGGCACCGGCGCGATCGCCACCATCGCAGGAGGCATCACCGCACTGGCTGCCAAAGGCGGCTTCACGCGCGCCCTCAACATCGAGAACGCGCAGGCCAAGCTCAAGGGCCTCGGCCACGACAGCGCGAGCGTCACCGAGATCATGAACGACGCGCTCGCATCCGTCAAGGGCACCGCGTTCGGGCTGGGCGACGCCGCCACCGTCGCGGCCAGCCTCTCGGCCTCCGGCGTCAAGGAGGGCGGACAGCTCACCAAGGTCCTGAAGACGGTGGCGGACACGGCGCAGATCAGCGGCCGTAGCCTGACCGACATCGGCATGATCTTCGGATCGGTCGCCGCGCGAGGGAAACTCCAGGGCGACGACATGCTCCAGCTCATGTCGAGCGGCATCCCGGTCCTCCAGATGCTCGGCAAGCACCTGAACAAGACCAGCGCCGAAGTGTCCGACATGGTCTCGGACGGCAAGATCGACTTCCAGACCTTCGCCGACGCCATGCAGGAAGGCCTAGGCGGTGCTGCACAAAGCGCCGGAACGACGTTCGCCGGCGCTCTGGCGAACGTGAAGGCCGCGTTGAGCCGACTCGGCGAGACCGCAGCCACGCCCGTCCTCAACGGACTGCGCGGACTGTTCAACCAGGCCATTCCGCTCATCGACGCGTTCACTGCGGCGGTGTCCCCGACTTTGGAGAAGGTCGGCGCGGGATTGCAGAAGGGATTGGAACAGGCCATCCCCACGGTCACCGCCTTTTTCGACAAGCTCGGCAAAAGCCAGACCGTCCAGCAGTTCGCCTCCTATCTCGCTTCCCTCAAGGACGATCTGAAGGAGCTCGGCTCATCCCTGTCGGGAGCTGCCGGAGCCGTCTGGAACGTCATCTCCGGACCGCTCTCCGAACTCTACAATCAGGCGAAAGGACAATTGCCCGCAATCGCTGACGGATTCAAAACACTCCTGCATGCCGTGTCAGGTCTTCTCGACTACGTGTCGGCCCACGCGGACAGCATCATCCCGCTGGCCAAGGGAATCACCGCGTTCGTCCTCGCCAGCAAAGGCATCGGCGCGGTATCAGCCGGCTTCAAAGCATTGCCAGCCGCATTGGACGGCATCAGCAGAAGCGCCACTGGAATCACCACAGCGGCAAAAGGCATCTCAGGATTCGTCAACCTTGCCACCGACCTCGGCGGCATAGGCCCAGCATTGAAAGCCACCGCAGGCAACTTCGGCATCGTGCAGACAGCCGTCGGAACGTTCAGAACAGTCGCCACCGCGGCGCGAACCACATGGGGACTGTTCACAGGACTCCTCGCCGCGAACCCATTCGTCCTCGTCATCGCAGGCATCACCGCGGTCGTGGCCGCACTGACTTGGTTCTTCACCCAAACCGAAACGGGCAAACAGCTCTGGAACAGCTTCACCACATGGTTCACGGGAATCTGGAACCAGATCAGCACAGCATGCCAACCCGCACTGCAAGCCATCGGAACATTCATCACCCAGACCATGAGCCAAATCCAGCAAATCTGGCAAACCGGATGGACACTCATCACCACCGTCCTCCAAAACGTCTGGAACACAATCGGCCCCATCATCATGACCGCACTCACCGCGATCATCACCGGCATCCAAACATTCATCGCCACCATCACACCACTCCTGCAAGCCGGAATACAGAACATCCAAACCATCTTCCAAACCGCCGCCACCATCATCAGCACGGTCTGGAACGGACTCTGGAACACCATAACCACCGTCGTACAAGGCACATGGACCATCATCACCACAATCATCAGCACCGCACTCGCCGTCATCCAAGGCATCATCCAACTGGCGCTCGCGGTCGTCAACGGGAACTGGAGCGCCGCATGGTCGGCCATCCAGGGCATCGCGTCGGCAGTGTGGGGCGGCATCCAAGGCGTCGTTTCCGCGGGAGTCGGCATGGTCAGTGGCGTGGTATCCGCCGCATGCTCGACCATCCGAAGCGTGTGGGCCGCGTTGTGGAATGGTGTCAGAAGCATTGTGTCGAGCGTCTGGGGCGGCATCGTCGGCACCGTAAGCAACATGGTTGGCCGTGTCGGGAGTGTCGTGAGCGGGATTGGCGGAACCGTCCGGAGCGCGGTGTCCGGCGCGGGAAGCTGGCTGGTGGATGCTGGCCGCAACATCATCCAGGGATTGATCAACGGCATCACAGGAATGGTCGGCTCGTTATATTCCAGCATCACCAACGCGTTGTCGGGCTTGGTGGACAAGGCCAAGAACGCTTTGGGCATCCATTCCCCGTCGCGTGTGTTCCGCGACGAGATCGGCGTGATGGTCGGACGTGGCATGGCATTGGGCATCGACGATTCCGCGCATGTGGTCAGCCGTTCCATGGATTCGCTCGTCTCCACGATGAGCCTCTCCGACGCGGACTGGTCGAAGACCGGCAGGCTGAACGTCACGGCCGGCACCGGCGCCAATGCCGGCGACGGCGATCTGCGGGAACTCATCGCGGCCGTCGAATCGCTGCACGACGACCTCGGATCGATCATCGCCAGGTGTACGCCGACGATAGGGGACCGCGACTTCGCAAGGAAGGTGAGAAGTGCAATCGCTTGAATACGCGTGCGCCGCCACAGGTGAGCGAATCGGCTTCGAAGGGCCTCTGTACGGCGAAACGCTCGCCGGACTGCGCGGCCGCGTCTGGGACTACAGCATCGGCGCACGCGGCCTGACCGGCATCACCCGCGGCGCGCGCGAGGAGACCGTCGCCGTGAAGATCCATGATTCGCCGTCCACGCTCGACCTGCTGCGCCGCCTCGCCGACGCCGACATGGCCGCCGGCACGCCAGGCACCCTCGTGGCCGACGGCGAATGGGAGACCAGGGCATGGATCGCGAAGAGCGAGCCGCAGTCCATCACGCCCACGATGGTCGAGACGCAGCTGACCATCGTGCTTGCAGACGGCGTGTGGCGGCGCGGGACCACCGAACACCACGATCCGCGAGCCGACAAGGCCGGCGGCGACCTCGACTACCCGTACGACTACCCGCACGACTACGCCGGCATGAGCATCCTCGACACCGTGACCAACGCGACCGGCATGCCGCAGCCGGTGAAGCTCACGATCTTCGGCCCGTGCGTCAACCCGTACATCATCATCGGCACGAACCGGTACGAGGTCGACGCGACCATACCGGCCGGAAGCCGCCTCGAAATCGACGCGGCCTCCGATAGCAGAACCGTCACGATGATCTCGGACACCGGCCTGCACACCAACCTCTTCGGCAAAGCCGTGCGAGGCACCGGACGCGGATCCGGAACCTACATCTTTGAACCGCTGCCGCCCGGCATGAGCACGATCAGCTGGGCTGGCGGATTCAAATTCGACTTGACCGCCATCGAAGAGAGGAGCGAACCGCCATGGACCTGATCGTCACCGACACGAACGGCACGCCGTCCGGCTCGTACGCCTCATGGACGCTCGACCTGGCATACGGGTCGGGGGAGAACGACTTCGACCTCCAATGCCCGGCATGCCTGAAACCAGGCTGCCGATGGTGGGTCGACGGCACCGGCTGGGGCGGCATCGTCGACGACGTGAAGACCAGCGTCACCGGCGGCGAGGGCGAGCTCACCTACCGCGGTCGCGACTGGCACGGCCTGCTCGCCTCGAAGATCCTCGAACCCGACAAGGGCAAGGACTACCTGACCATGAGCGGCACGATCGGCACGCTCCTGCGCACCGTCATCTCCCGTATCGGACTGCAGGACATCCTCACCGTCACGGAAGGCACATCCAAAACCGCAAACTGGCAGTTCGACCGGTACTGCGACGCGTGGAGCGGCCTGTCCAAGATGCTGCGCGCATCAGGACTGCGGCTGCGCATCACCGCAGCGCAGAACGGCGTGACAGTCGACGCGCCGCCGATCACGGCCGCCGGCGACCTCATCGACTCCGACCTCATCGACTTCGATGCGACCCTCGCCTCGCATCCGATCAACCACCTGATCTGCCTCGGCAAGGGCGAACTCAAGGACAGGATCGTCGTCCACTGGTACGCCGACCAGAAAGGCACGCTCAGCCATACGCAGACCATCAAAGGCGCGGATGAGCGCACAAGCGTCTACGAGCTCAGCAACGCCGACGCCGCCGAACTCGAGACCAAAGGCAAGACAAAGCTCCAGGAGCTGCGAGATACGGGCAGCATCGACGTGGATGTGGAATCCGACGGCATCGACCTCGACGTGGGCGACACCGTGACCGGCCGCGACAACACCACCGGCATCAAGGTCACCGCCGAAATCACCAAAAAAATCATCAAAATCGAAGACGGCATCCCGACCGTAACCTACGAGGCGACCACCGCATCCACGGAATCGACCGGCGAGACCGGCGGCGGTGGATCAAGCTCCGGAGACGGCCACGCCTACTACGCCGGCAGTGGCCTCACCCTCTCCAACTGGACGTTCAGCGCCGATGTGACCGCCGCCGACCTCGAAACGGTCCGCAAAACCGCCACCGAAGCCAACAAGGCCGCAAGCGACGCCGCGGCCGAAATCGCCGGCGCACGAGACCTCGCCAAACAGGCGGACGGCAAAGCCGACAAGGCGCAAACCACCGCGGATGCGGCGAACACGCTCGCAAGCCAGGCGAACGACACGGCACAGGAGCGGGTGAAGACCATCGCCGCCGGCACAGGCGTCACCGCCACCCGCGCCGGAAGCACGGTGACCCTGACCGCGCCGAACACGCTGCCCGCGCCCACCAGCCTCACCAGCACCGACCTCAACACGCTCAAAACCGGCTATGGTGCCTACTGGGCGGGCGGCGGCAACACCTGCTCGCACAAGCCAAGCGGCGTCGGACACTTTGGCCTGATCGTGCAACGCACCGCACTCGGCTGGACCACCCAACTCCTCACCGACCCGCAGACCGGGAAGATCTGGCGGCGCACCTGGAACTCCGGCAGCTGGGACGAATGGAAGGCGCTGGCCGAGGACCGGGACGCGACTACGACGATCCACGGCCTCATGAGCAGCGGAGACAAACAAAAACTCAACAGAATCCAGGACGGAGCGAACGCCTACACTCTGCCCGTGGCCGCAACGGATGCCATCGGCGGCGTCAAACCCGACGGCAAGACCATCACCATCAGCGAGGACGGCACCATCACCGCACAATCCAGCGCAACAGCGGCATCCTTCCTCGCCGCACACCCAATCGGCTCGCTCTACTGGTGCGTCGCCGGCAACCCCAACGACCAGGGCGGCACATGGAAGGAAATCCCCACAATCATCGGAGGACACGTATGGCAAAGACTCGCCTGAAAGGAACATCATGGCAAAAACCACGAACATCACCAAATACACATGCGACCGCTGCCACGACAGCGCATACCTCACCGACGGAGATCCGCGCACGTCGAGCGACTGGCACCAGATCAAACACACCACCGCGGACGGAGTGACGCAGGAGGCACTGGCATGCACCTCATGCCAGCAGGAATTCAAGAAACTCGCCGCCACGCAGGACGCGGCCTACACGGCATGGCTTACCGAGGGAAAGGACTGACATGACCACCACGCTCATCACAGGCAAGGGCGGCACACCGCACATCACCAGCGGCGACATGGGCGCCATGCAAGCCGGAATCATCGGCAACGGCAGCTACCTGCTGCAGGGGGCTGACGGGAAATTCCCCGCGGTCACCATGCAGGACGCCAACCATGCGCTGATCCCAGTCCTCAACCTCGTGGTCGAAGGACGATACGCGCGCGTCACCGAGGCCGAGACCGCGACCATCGAAAGCGGCATGAGCGGCCGGAACCGCAACGACCTCGTCTGCCTCAAATACACACGGAACGGTCAGAACATCGAGACCGCCGCCATCGCCGTACTCAAAGGCACGCCAAACACCGGAACGGCCGCCGATCCGACCGTCCCGTCGGGCAGCATCCACTCGGCCTCCGGCACGGCGTGGATCCCGATCGCCCGCATCCCGATCAGCGGGATCACGCCCGGCACGCCGGTCATGCTCATCAAACAGCTGCCTCCCATGTCGAAGCTGTGGGATTCCGTAACCTTGTACAATGCGAAGGGCTTCACGGTCATCCATATCGGCATGATGATGCTGGTCAAATACTCCGGCAATATCGGTAATGGTAGTTGGGATTCGGTGCAATGCGAATACGTGCTGCCCGCCGAACTGCGCCCGCCCGTCGAGGTCAATGCGATGGTGTGCGTGTCGAACGGGCAAACGGCAAGAATGCTCGTCGTTAATCCGAACGGCACCATCCGATGTGCGAACATGGGAGCCGCTGGCAGCAATCAGGGTTGCGTCGGTTCGCTCTGCTATCCGATCCCATGAGGATAGTTTCCGTAACCCAGCAGTGGAAGCCGCCGTATACGAACGACAGACTCACTCTGTGTCGGGTCGGACGCATCGTCACGATCAACGGCAACGTCAAGTTCACTAGCAGTGGACAGCAGAACTACTCGACGGCGAATGAGACCATCCCTGAAGCGTTCCGTCCGCTCGCCGACATGAGCATCATCGCGTTCCCGTCCTGCGGTTTCAGCCTGCTTGTCGCGCGTGACGGGAAGGTGCAGATGCTGGGCGACCCGAGATCCGCCTACTCCACGGCGCACGGCTGTTGGTTGGCGGCCTAGACGAATTCCACACCATCAGGCACCGGAATGATCTTCGAGAAGCATTGGACGATATCGGCCGAACCCACGCCTCCGATAAGCGTCACCGACCCGTTAGTGTTCCACCTCGCCTGTTTGCCATACGCGATGCCAGCCACGTTCGCGACGCACCCAAGACCGACCGTTCTGGAGGGCTTCACGCCCTCTTCGAACAGCCAGACAGAGTAATCGCCGACTTTCACGGTGCTTCTGAACGAAGACAGGTCCACGAAAATCAGACCGTCTTTGACCGTGATGGTGTTCGAAGCGCCATAAGAAGCCGGAACGAACGATGCGGTGTCCTGCCATCGCAGTTGGCATGTCTGGGTTACGGAAAGCTATTTCACCGGCCAGCAGCCGCAGACGCGGAAATAGTATCCGCGGTTCATGCTGCCGCTGATCGTGACCTTGCCGTCAGCATCGAAGGACAAGGCTCCATGCTGCCCGTTCACACCTTCCAGCAGTATCGCGCCTTCATCCTCCGGCAGGAAACCGGCGGCCATCGTCTCATTCACGATCTGGCCGTTGGAATTGATGTCGTTTGTGAAGGACGTGTTGCCAAAAGCGAAAGCCATCATGCCGACCTTGGCGAGATGCACCGTCATGCCGTAAGGCCCATGCCAGATCTGCCGTTCAAGAGTTACGGAATCCCTTACCGCATGATTGCCTTCTCCCACAGCTTCTGCGCGTCCTTGAGCACTGTCACGTCCGGCCGCAGGTAATAGCGGGCCGTGGTCTCGATGCTCGAATGTCCCAGAGCGCGGCTCACGACGGCCACATCCACTCCGGCAGTCAAAGCGCTCGTCGCCCACGAGTGACGCAGGTTCTCCCTGGGCACGAAAGGGAGACGCTGCTCACGGCACCATCGCCTGTAGCGACGGTCCACCTGCCCGGGATTCAGGCCGCCGACAAGCCTGCCAGACCCGCCGTGGCGGATCAGCCGCAGACGAAGCACCGCGAACCGGGGGAGCACGAGCTCCCTAGCCGACAGATCGGTCTTTGGCTCGACAACGACCTCATGGCCGGATACCCATTGCACACCGCGCCGGATTCGTACCATTCCGCCGCGCAGGTCGATGTCCGACCATTCGAGGCCAAGCGCCTCCTCAGGCCTGAGCCCCAGCGTAACGCTGCAGATGAGCCATGCCTCGAGCTCATGCCCCCAGAACCCACGCAGGAGCGTCGCGATCTGCCGCGAATCGAGCACGCGCGGCTGATGATCCGTCCTCTTCGGTCCCCTGACGCGCGTGGTCACGTCCACACTGCTCATGCCCCACCTGAATGCCTTGCGGAGCATGGTGCGAAGAACGCCCCACGCCTTGCGCGCCGCGCCGCGCGGCATGCCGGCCATCCACGTCTCGATCATGCCGGCAGTGATCGAATCGATCTCAAGCCCGCCGAAAGCGTCCACGATATGGCATCGCCACGCGCTCTCATATCCGACCATGGTGCATTCCCTCAAATTCGCGCACGACGGCAGCCACACCTCGTCATAGAAAACGGACAACAGCATCTTTTACCTCCAAATCCCACACGCCGTCGCGGCCAATCCACGACGATCGCCGTGTGGGATTCCAAGCCTAGAAAAGAGGCCCGCATGCAACTGCTCGATCAGATCGTCGCATGGCTCGTGCCCGCCATGTGCGGCGGTGCGGTCACGCTCGCCGCGGTGGCGTGGAGATACGGGCGTGCGGTGATCCACGGGCTGCGCGTTCTGCTTCGCGCCGAGATCATCCGGATCCATCGCGAATACGTGCAGTCCGGCCGACCGATACCCGTCGAGGTGATGGACGAGGCCGACGACGCGTACGACGCGTACAGCGCGCTCGGCGGCAACGGGACGGGAACGAAGATGCACGACGAGATCATGGCCGCGCATAACGGCCCCACAAGGAAGGAGCACTCATGACATTGGTGCATTTCCACTTGACGGATGCGGAGGGCTCCGGCCTTTCCGGCGGCGTGAGCCTGGTACCCACGCGCCGTGTGACGGTGCGTGATGCGATCAGGCTGCCGGTCGCGCAGACTGTCAAGCTTACGGCGGGCGAGGCCACCGTGGAGGTGATGCCGAGCACCACGCAATGGGTGTGGCGTGCGAGCGAGCTTGTGGCTGCCGGCGCCACCCGCTACGTGGAGGTGCCCGATTCCGCCCAGACGGTCGAGTACGCCGGGCTGGTGGACGTGGATCCCGCCACGCTCGACCAGAGCTCGGAGACCGTGGCTGCGTGGGAGACCGTCACCCGCGCCGCCCAGTCCGCCCTGGACCAGATCGAATCGATCGACGACAAAGTGACCCGTGCGGAAAGCTCCGCGCAGGCCGCGAAGGCCAGCGAGGGCGTGGCCGGGCAGGAGAGCGCGAAGGCGGCGGATGCGGCCGCGAAGGCACTCGCATCGCAGACGGCGGCGGCATCCAGCGCCAGTCTCGCGCACGAAGCCGAGACCACGGCGCAGGGGCTGATCGGCGAGGCGAAGACCATCGCCGGTCAGCTCACCGAAACCGCCGGACAGGTCAAACAGGATGCGGCCACGACATCCCAGGCGGCGGAGACCGCCACCGTCAAGGCCGCTGCCGCCGCTACCGCTCAGGATAGAGCGGAAACAGCAGGGCAGGCTGCGGAAACGGCCATGCAGACGGCTCAGGCCAAGGCGGATGCGGCTGCCGTGAGCGCCGACAAGGCGCGGATTTCCGAGACTGCAGCCGCAAAGTCGTCCGAGAGCGCCGGACAATCCAAGTCGGCGGCATCGGCATCCGAGAGCGCGGCGGCACGGTCGGCGGCGAAGGCAAAAGACAGCGAGACCGCGGCCGGTGCCAGCGCGGCCAGCGCGGCGGCGGACGCCCAATCAGCCAATACCTCCGCCAGCACGGCCACCGGCAAAGCGCATGATGCGGCCACATCGGCCGATAAGGCCAAGGCCAGCGAGAACGCCGTCAAGGCATCGGAGACGGCGGCGGCCAAGTCCGCCGCGCAGGCCGCCGACAGCGCCGCAGCAATCCCGAAATGGATCCAGTGCACGGACGCTGCCGACGCCGCCGCCAAAAGCGCCGCAGACCCGCTTAACTTCTACTGGTGGCCAAGGGAGGCGGCATGAGCGGCGTCAGCATCATGGGAAGGCAGGTGGGCGGAGCGTGCCGTGCGGGCCGCATGATAGGACTCTCGCATTCCGGCACACGCCTCGTACTGCCCAATCCCGCTGACAATCTCATCGTCAACGGCGGGTTCGAGCAGGTGCTGACGGGATGGACGGCGATAGGCGACGGCTCTGTCGTCACATCATCATCGGCAAATTCTGCCGTCCACGATCCGCATGGCGGACTCGCATGGTATATGAGCCGCAGCAATGGCGGCGGGGTGTCGCAGACCGTGGCCGTCAGCCCCGGCTCACGCTACCGCCTCGACTTCTGGCATGCCGTCGGAGATGGAAGCTCATGGCGCAGAGTCACGGCGACGGTCACGGCCGGAGACGCGGTGGTGGCATCAACCAAAACGCCAATCAGGGCTGATACGCAATGGTATGAAGTCACTCTCGACTTCACCGCGCCCAAGGACTGCACGGCCGTTACCGTCACGATCACGGAAAACACATGGCTGAGGGTCGATGACGTGAGCCTTGTAGAAATCATCTAAGGAGGAATCATGGCGGAACAGCTTCGGGGGGGGGGGTATGCCTCCACGGGCTTGAAGTCGCGGGAGCCTACCATGCCGGGAAAAAGATAGGACTCGGCAAGGCGGGGAGCCTGCTGTTGCCCGCGCTCGGCAGGAACCTCATCACCAACGGAGACTTCGAGACAGGCGACATGACCGGCTGGAAGACCAAGGGCAACAACGTCATACAGACCCGCGAAAACAGCAAAAACATCGTAGAGCCGCACGGCGGAGACTATTGGATCATGTTCGGCGGCCGCGGCAGCATGCTCCAATCGTCCTTTTTCACGGTGCAGGCCGGTATGACGCTCGAGATTAGCCTATGGAAGGCCGACGCCTGGGAAATGCGCAAACACGTGGTGTCCATGGCGCTCCCGGACGGCACCGTCGATGACATCATCAAGCTTCCGGCCATCGACCACGAGGACCTTTACAAGTGGCAGCGTTTCTGGACTACGTGGACGGTGCCCGAAGGCATCACGAGCGCCTCCCTGCGAATCAACACCGTAGACGGCTTCGGCCGCTTCGACGACATCAGCGTGCGGCAGATCATCTAAGGAGACAATAATGACCGATTATCCGCTTCGTGGGGGGGGGGTATGCGTCAATGGCCTGCCGGTCGCCGGAATCTATCATGCCGGCCAGCGCATCGGGCTGACACACGACGGCGCACTGCTCGTGCCGTCCGGCAAGAATCTGCTGAACTACGGCGTCGCGCAGGCCGGGCACATGATCGCGTCCGTCATCGACGATGGCGGCCTGCGCGTCGCCGCCACCGCGCCGATGAACAGCTGGATCGGCTTTCGCTGGAAGGCCGACATCGCACCTGAGCTTCATGAGGGAGACAAGCTCACGCTGAGCCTTGAGGACGGCGATACCCTTAACGGCATCTGCTTCCAGGTCTTCTTCTATGATGCGGCCGGCAAAATGCTGCAGCGAGCCACCTTCACCAAGGACAACATAACGTCTCTGAAAAGTCTCACTGTGCCGGCCGGCGCCATGACATACGACACTTGCGTCTTCACCTACGGGAAACTGTCCGAATCCACAACGAGCATCCTGCACCCCCAGTTGGAGCTGGGCGATAAGCGCACCTGCTGGGAGCCGCCAGAAAAACTGCGGGGGGGGGGTAGCGGCTGACCTCAACCTGTGCGGCGCATGGGACAACTGGGGCACGAAATTCCCGACATGGGAAGTGTCCGGCCATACGGCGCATGTCGCACGACCGGACACGGCGACCGGATGGCAAGCACGAAGGATGAGCGCCGTCACCCTCCCGGCGGGAACCTACAGCGTGCGCGTCGACATCACCGGCACCGCCGACCTCGCGTTCGAGGTGCATGTCGGCGGTAGGGTCGCCTTCTACGCCGGAAGCGACTGGCGCAGATTCACCCTGGACCAGCCGACTGAAGTCTACGTGCAGCTGGCCGTCAGCCCCACATGGACAGGCGAAGCCACCCTCACGCCCGTCATCCTCGAAGGCGATTGGACAACCACCTGACATCCTATTTTCCAACAAACCGCAAGGCCATCCCACAGGGGGTGGCCTTTTCTATTGCCCCGAATCGGGGCGGGAAGGAGAGGAATTTGAGCATCCTCAACAAAGGCAATCCGAAGCACATGAAACCCCGCCGACGCTGGCGCACGCCGCTGACCGCGCTCGCCATCGCAGTCTCCATGGCATTCGCCCCGGCGGCGATGGCCGACATGGACGGGTACGACATTTCGAACTGGCAGTGCGGCATTGACACCGCGACCGTGCCGGCCGATTTCGTCATCGTCGGCACCACATGGGGTTCCGGCGGCGTGTACGGCGGGTGCCTGTCCAACGGCGTCAACACCGACGCCAACCGTCAGCTCGCCGGAGCCATCAACAGCGGCAAGGAGACCGGCGTCTACCACTACGCGCTCGGCGGCAACCCGGAGACCGAAGCCCGGTTCTTCGTCGACAACGTGCGTGGATATGTGCACAGGAGCGTACTGATCCTCGACTGGGAGGCGCAGGACAACGCCGCCTGGGGCGACAAGCAGTGGCCGCGCCGCTGGGCGCGCGAGGTCAAGCGTCTGACGGGCGTGAACCCGATCATCTACACGATGGACTCCGGGTACTGGCAGGTCGCGGGCATGGAGGCGGAGCTGGACTGCGGCATCTGGATCGCACAGTACGCGACGAACCTCGTCACCGGATACCAGACCGCACCGTGGAACATCGGAGCGCGCGGCGAGGTGATGAGGCAGTACACGTCCAACGGCAGTCTCAGCGGCTGGTCCGGACGCCTCGACCTGAACAAGTTCCGCGGAGACCGCGCGGCATGGCGCAAGTACGCGAACCCCGACGACAGGGGTGCGGCGAGCCTGCCGAACGTCAAGCCGACGCCACAGCCCACGACCGCGCCGAAGGTCGACCTGGACGCTTTGGCCACGCGCACCATCCGCGGCGATTTCGGCAACGATCCCGCACGCCGCCAGGCGCTCGGATCCAACTACGCGGCGGTCATGGACATCGTCAACCGGCGGCTGTCCGGCAGCGGCGTCACGACGCCATCTGGCAACACCGGCTCGTACTGCGTCGTGGTCAGCTCCGGCGACACCATGGGCGCGATCGCCTCCCGGACCGGCCGCACGCCGGCCAGCGCGTGGAGCGTGCCCAGCGGCAACATCAACCGCATCTGGCCAGGGCAGCAAGTCTGCTACGGCGGTTCGACCGCTTCCAGCATCGGTGCTCATGTCGTAACCACCTCGCACGTGGTCACCGCGGGCGAGAGTCTGTGGAAGATCTATGGTTCCGGCTGGCCGGCCGCGGCCCAACGCAACGGGTTGCGTGCCCCGTACACGATTTATCCCGGTCAGGTCTTGCACTGACCGGCCTCGAATTTTAAGGAGGTGTGGAATGGGCGAATCCAATACCAATGGCTACCTGCTGCCGGACAAGGCGTATCAGGCGCTCAAGTGGCTCGCGTTGATCGCTTTGCCTGCGGTCGCATGGCTGGTCGGTGCGGTCGGCCCGCAGTGGGGATTGCCGCACTGCGGTGAGATCGTCACCACGATCAACGCGGTCGGCTTGTTCGTCGGCGCTCTGATCGGCGTGAGCCAGCTCACGGCAGCCAAGCCGGACGGTTCCGACGAATAA